ACCATACTACGATATATTTCCATTAGTTTTACCAGTAGATACATTTAAAGGTGGTTTTGTAGGGTTGAATTTTCACTATTTACCATACATAATGAGATTTAGATTATTACAAGAAATACAACGATATGCTAGCAATACACAATTTGATTCTACAACAAGAATAAATGCGACATACAGTACACTTAAAAATATACCTATGATACAACCAACGATTAAGAAATATTTGTGGCGACACGTAAGGTCAAACTTTTTAAGAATAGACGCAGACGAAATGGCGATTGCAGTATATTTACCAGTACAACAATTTAGAAAAGCACCAGCTAGTAAAGTATGGGCAGATAGTAGGAGAGCAATCTGATAAGAAATGGCAAAGAGAACATTATGGAGAGTTTTGATAGTTAAGTTTAGAATGTGGTATGCTGATGTTAGAGGACACCACGGACATAGATGGAACTACGAACCATCCGAGCATTATATGGGCAGACACCCAAAGAATAGGAAATAGATATGGCAATATTTAGAGCAGGGAAACGTATCGGTAATATGGACATACGAGTTGGTCTACCGAGAGATAGGTCATTAGATAACGTTGAAGGCGATAAAAGAATTACACAACAACGACCTGGTGTTAATCCACAAACATCTATTGGTAGATTTATTACACAGGTTAATGTTGGTGAAGGTGTTGCTAGAAGTAATAGATTTTTAGTTAGATTATTTCCACCAAGGGATGTAACTACAGCAGATGAAGCTGGAGCTGATTTTGCTGGTTTTGATAGAGATAGTATTCTCAATTCAGACGATATGAAACGAAATATAGAATTGATGTGTACATCAGCAAAATTACCACATAGGGATGTATTAACTGAAAATTATGTAACTTATGGACCAGGTAGAAAAATGCCTTATGCATATGGTTATGGTTCTGAAATGGAATGTTTGTTTATGGGAGATAAGTTTTTAAGACAAAGAGCTTTCTTTGAAACTTGGCAAGGTAAAATGCATAGTTTAAAAACACACAATTTACAATACTATGATAATTATATAGGCACAATGGAAATTTATCAGTTAGGACAATATAGAGAAGCAGATAATGAACATCCTAATGATAATTATAGAATGACTTATGGTGTAAGATTGCACGAAGTATATCCAGAAACAATTGGAGAAATACAATATCAATCAGTAACAGACGATATGATACCTATGGATATACCTGTAAAGTTTGCATTTAGAACTTGGGAGAACATAACACTAGACTCAATAAATGGTGTTGATTTTGGCAAAGGTGTACCAGATATGCCTAACATTAAACCTGCTAAGAACTATGGAATATTTGGAGGCATATTAAGTAAAATGCCACCAGAAATTAAAAGAGCAACTAAACAAGTTGTTGATAAAATTAAAAGGGATGTGCCTATTGGTAAAGGCACAGGTGGTAGAGTATTCCCACCTTATGAGATAAATAAGTAAGATTAATATAATAAAAGGAGTAAATTATGGCATTGCCTATATTAGAAACAGCGACATTTGAATTGACATTACCATCTAAAGATGTTAAGGTGAAATTCAGACCGTTCCTTGTCAAAGAGGAGAAGATATTACTACAGGCATTAGAGTCAGGTAGTAATAAAGAAATGACAGAAGCTTTGAAATCAATTGTACATACTTGTACATTTGGAAATTTAGATATTAATACACTACCAACATTTGATGTAGAGTATGTATTTTTACAGATAAGAGCGAAGTCAGTTGGTGAAATAACAAAATTAAGATTGTTATGTCCAGACGATAAGACAACTTATGGAGAAGTTGAGGTAGACTTGTCTAAAGTGGAAGTACACGTAGATGAAAACCACACTAACAATATTGTGGTTGATGAGAAGAAAAAGATAGGGTTGATTATGAGTTATCCTACTATTAATTCTGTTGATCCAGAAAATGTGGGTAAAACAGGTCTGAAAACTAAGCAGATGTTTGATATGCTAGCAAATACAGTACATCAAGTCTATGAAGGTGATAAGATACAATCTGCTGGTGATTATACTAAAGATGAACTAAACAAATTTTTAGAGAGTTTGGATAGTAAGGCGTTCAAGAAAATCAATGAATTTTTTGATACTATGCCTAGATTAAAGCAAGACATAGAGTTAGAGAATCCGAAGACGAAAGTTAAGAGTAAACTTACGTTGGCTGGATTATCGGATTTTTTCGTATCGCCCTCTCTCACGAATCGTTAGAGAATTACTACCAAGTGAATTTTGCATTAATGCAACATCATAAATATTCATTGACCGAATTAGAAAATATGGTGCCTTGGGAGAGGGAAGTATATGTGACCTTATTATCTAATTGGATCAAAGAAGAGAACGATAAAATTAGACTAAAAAATGCAGGTCAAAAGTAAAGGAAATTATGGCAGACGATTTAATTAAAGTTAAAAAGACAACAGAAGAGTATGAACTAAAGAAAAGTGACCTTGTTCCTGATGAAGGAGAAGACGCTGCTACTTGGTATAATAAGACAGCAGGTCTATTAGACAAGTTTAGAGTCATACCTAGATTAGTAATGTTAGCATACATCTATGCTTTCTATAAATCAGTAACTTGGTTTATGACATTACCAGACCCAACCAATTCACAAGCAATGTACATATCAACTATAGTTGGTGCTGGTGCTGCCTTCTTTGGATTATATGTTGGCAAACCAGGTGCGAAGTTACCTAAAAAGAAATAAGGACATTTATGGCAAAGAATAGATTAGATATATCAGACCAAACAGCAGTAAGTATGCCTATGAAGAACTTAATTGCTATAATCGGTGCCGTTGCCGTTGGCGTGTGGGCATATTTTGGTGTGATTGAGCGATTGAATAAATTGGAAACTAATACAACACTATTAGAAAAAGATTTAAACCAAGCAAGTGAAAGACTTTCTGGTGATATAGAGAAGAACAACGAATTTAGAATCAAATGGCCGAGAGGTGATTTAGGTTCACCACCTGCTGATTCCGAGCAATTTATGTTGATTGAATTTTTAAGTGGACAAGTAGAGTCCATACAGAAAGATTTACAAAATATGATGAACAATGCAGTTAACATTGAGAGATTGCAGAAAGATATGGAAAAGGTTCTAGCAGACGTAGAGAAATTAAAGGACAAAATAAGAAGTGTTAAAAACGGAGGAGAATAAGATATGGACGCAACAACACTAGTTACCATCATCACAATGTTTATTGTGACCAATACTTCAAGCGAATTTGTTAAGTATGATGGATTAATGGATTGTCTTAAAGACAAAAGAAAAATAGAAAAAATGAAAGATGGTCGTAGAGTTATTTGTGGTCCATCTATGGCAGAAATTGACGCAGATGGTAATATTGTCAGTATTAAAAACAAAATGCCTGACCAATCTGGTAGTTTAAAACTAGGTGGTACAGCGAAGTCTTTAACAGAAAAGAAAAAAGAAAAAAAGACTAAAGTATTAACGCAATAGGATAGATTATATGAAAAAAATATTAATGAGTTTATTAGTTGCTCTATTTTTGGTTGGTTGTAATACAACAAAGAGTATTAAAATAGAACAAGAAGTCGGTCTCTTAAAAACCGTACAAGAAAGAGGTTATGTTATTTGTGGAGTTAATGCAGGTCTACCAGGATTTTCTGCCCAAGACGAGAGTGGAAACTGGAGTGGTTTAGATGTAGATTTCTGTAAGGCAGTAGCCGCTGGTATATTTGGTGACTCAAGTAAAGTAGAATTTATAGGATTAAATGCTAGTCAAAGATTTCCAACATTGGCGTCTGGCAATATTGATGTACTTGCAAGAAACACAACGTGGACAATTAGTCGTGATGTTAATTTAATGTTTGAGTTTGCAGGTGTTAACTATTATGATGGACAAGGATTCTTGATACCTACTGATTTAGATATTAAGAGTGCAACAGAATTAGATGGTGCGTTTGTATGTATTACAAAAGAAACTACAAGTGAATTAAATCTAAATGATTATTTTGCAGAACAAAATATGGCATATATGCCAGTATATGTTGAAGGTAATAAAGACGCAAAGGCAAAACTATTTGCTGGTGATTGTGATGTATTCACAACAGACGCTTCTGGTTTAGCATCCGCTAGAGCAGGTGCAGAAGACCCAAGTAAATGGTTAGTATTACCTGAAATTATATCTAAAGAACCTTTAGGTCCACTTGTAAGACAAGGCGACCAAGAGTGGGAAGATGTAGTTAGATGGA